TGCCCGCGGCCTCGCTGCCGATCGGGATCAGCATCGTCAGCACCGTGCGCTGGGCGCGGGCCTGCGTCGCCGTCAGAAACTGCGGCATGCGGTTGACCACGCGGACACGGTTGCGATCCATGCCGGGGATGCTAGGAAGCGCCGCTTCCATGCACGCTCAGCGCACCGTCATGCACTCAGGTGGCGATGCGGAAGTCCGGGTCGCCCTCGGCGCGGAACGTGTCGGCGAACTTGCCGATGGCGCGCACCTCCTCGGCGCCGGCCGCGAAGGGATCGGCCACGCTCGACGAGCCGATCTTGACCATGTCGCCCTGCTTGACGTTCGGAAGCGAGGTGTAGATCAGCAGCTTCGAGGTGAACTCCTCGCCGCTGGCCGAGCGCATGCGCACGTCGTCCTCGGCGTAGTCGCAGAGGAACAGGCCGGCGCGCTCGTGTGTGGTCTGGCCGCTCCACTCCTCGACGGCCACCAAGCGCCACAGCGTCGCAGTCTGTTTGTAGGACCAGCTGGCCGAGGTTGTCGGCTGCTCGAGATACTCGGGCGCGAGGCCCGCCAGCGCGCCCCCCGCACGCACAGGCCGCAGCACAGCACCCGCCCCGAACGCCGACACCACGGCCCCGGTGAGCGTGCCCGAGGCGATGACCAGGCCGAGCCTGGCGCCGCTGCCGAAGGCGCTGGTGGCACCCGCGCCCACGCCGAGAGACACGCGCACGATGCCGGGCCCGAAGCCGATGTCGGTGGTGCTGGCCACGCCGTCGGCATGCAGCCGGAACTCGAAGTAGTCCGAGGCGCCGACATAGATGAAGCTGCCGTCCTCAGCCAAGTCAAGCGTGCCCAGCGTGGGCCAGCGGGTGACGAAGCCGCGCACCTCGACGTCGGCATCGGCCGGCAGGCTGAGGCAGGGGAACAGCGCCGAAGGGCCATCGGTGCCGGTGCTGGGCACGTCGGCGCCGCGCACACCGTGGCCGGCGTACAGGGACGCCAGCCAGCCGCTGGGCACGAGCTCGGTGGTGTCGCAGAGCCAGCTCATGGCGCGTCAGGCGGCGGTGGCCACGGGCATGCGGCGCTGGCCCGCGGCGGCCCGCCAGTCGAGCTTGTAGGCCGTGCCGGGGGTGATCAGCGGGCTGGTGACGGTGAACACGCCGTCGCCGTTGGTGCTGAGGCCGGTGAAGCGGCCAACGAACACGCCCGAGGCCTCGAGGTACACGTCGACGTAGTCGAGCGCCACGCTCGCCAGCAGCGTGCCGTTGTTGGTGCGCAGGGGCTGGCTGGCGATGACGCCGGGCTGCAGGCCGAGCGCGCCGCCAGCAACGATGTCGCCGAGGGTGGCGCCGCCGACGAAGGCGCTGGCGATTGCCGAAAGGCTGCCCGCGGCCACGGTGGCGGCCAGGGTGCCGCCTGCGCCAAAGCCCGCGAGAAGCGCCGGCCGAACGATGACGAAGAAAGCCGTGATGTTCGCGCCGAGGCTGCCGAGCAGCGGCGGGTCTTCAGTGGCCGTCGTGACCTGCCGAGCGTAGACCTGCAGGTTCTGGGTGACGCCCGAGTTGTCTGCGAAGTAGACCTGCGGGTAGCCGGCCGGAGAGGCAACGCTGCCCGGCTCGTTGGCGATGCCGGCGATGCAGAGCTGGTCGTCGCTGCCCCAGGCAGGCGACACAGGCCCGAAGTTGATTCCGGTGAAGCCGCCGGGATCGCCTGTCACCGCCGTCGGGGTCGCTGACCCGTTGTTCGTGATGGTGCGAACGCCGAAGTCCAGGCCGAGGTCGATGTCGCCGAACCAATCGAACACGCGCGTGATGCCGATGCCGCAGTGCGTGGCGCCGCCCGAGCGGTCTAGCGAGAAAGCATCATCCGCGGTACCCGAGGCGACCCGGCCGAACAGGTAGGACCGCAGGGTGCCGCCCGACACGGCTGTGCCGATGACCCGCCAGCGGTCGGGCGTCGGGCGCGTGACAGCACTGCCCATGCCGACCCACGCCAGCAGCAGCTGACCAGAGGTAATGCCTGCAGGCAGGTTGCCGGCCACTGGCGTCGTGCCGCTTGACGCCGCGGTAAGCGCGGTCGCGCCGATCTGTGCTGCTGGCATGCGTCAAGACTCCGTGTGACCCTGCGCCCGCAGGTAGTAGTCAATGTCAGGGTCAACGCCCCAGGGCAGCGGCAGACCGAAGAACCCCCAGCCGTGGTGCCCGTGCGTCAAGTAGTAGCCCGCGCTGATCCACTTCGCGCGGCCGGCGGCATAGCGCCCATCGAGGCGGGCGTCTTCCGGCAGCCTGCGCGTGAGCATGGCCAGCCCGTCGTGCGCACCAGACCACAGAAGCCGGCCGTGGCCCGCCGCGACTGCCGTGGGGTAGCCGTTCATCCGGTTCGGCCAGGGTAGGCCGTGCTCGGCCCCCTCGTTGCCCCGGTAGTAGTCCCAGCGCTCCCACGAGGTCGCGCCGATGCGCCGCCAGCCCTCGGGCAGCGCGTTGGAGAAGCCCGCATTGGCCGCGCTCCAGGTCACGCTGAAGAGAGAGCCGCGAGGGCCGAAGGTGCCGTCGCTGATCGCGATCTTCACGAAGAGCGCATTGCCGTCGAGGAACAGCTCGGGCACGCACACCTGCACCTGCCCGGTGCTCAGGTTCACGCGGCGGATCTGGCTCATGGCCCACGAGCCGAAGTAGAGCCACACGCCATCGGCATCGGCCTGGATTTCGATGTCCTCCGGTCCCACGATGTCGTGCGTGCGGATGACCGGCAGCGTGGCCAGGCGCGTCGGCTGGCGGCTGGCGCTCACCGAACTCAACGCCGGGCCTTGCAGCACCGTGCGAATCAGCGCGCCCGTGGTGGCGTCGAACTCCTTGATGCAGTGCCCGAGCCGCTCGCTAACGTACAGCGAGCCGCTGTGATACCGGACGGCCCAGGGGTCGCGCAGGCCGGTGATGAACTCGGTGATCTTGCAGGGGGCTGCGTGGCTGCGCGGGTCGAACTCAAGCCGGCACACGCGGTTGTTCTGGGTGTCCGCGGCGAACATCACAGGGCCCGTGGCGTGCGGGTCTTCCGGCTGGTTGCCGTTGCCGTCGTTCGGGATGGCGGGCCCCGCCGTGGCGAGCGTGCGCGAGTCCCAGTCGAAGCGCCACAGCTCATGGAAGCCGCGCCGCTCAGGCGGCACCGCCGACCAGTCCCCGACCAGTTCGAGCCTGGGGTTGGTGTCGGCGAAGTGCGCCCCGAGCATTGCGTGGCGGTAGCCCGCGAGCGTGGTCTTCCTGCCCGCCTTGTCCAGCTTGAAGATGCTCCAAGGGTCTGCGCAGTAGATGTTGCCGCGCGTGGTGCCGTCTGGCAGAGGCACGCCGAGCTCGATGTGCGTCAGCCACGAGGCCGTCGCCATGCCGCGCGGGCCGTCCAGGCACACGACGCGCGGCAGCTTGCCGAAGAAGTTGTGCTTGAAGTAGTACTGGAGATCGCCCGTGGTGAGCAGCCCGGCGGTTAGGCCAGGGTGCGCCGCGGTGCCGGTGCTGATGTTCGGCCGGTTCATGTCCGCCGGCCACCGAACAGGCGCGATCTCCGTCTTCACGAACTGCGCGCGGTCTGACGGCGCATCAGCGAAAGGCACCACCCTGCGCGCCGGCAGCGGGATCCGCGTGGGCGCGAACTGCCCCGGGACCAGGCCCCAGTGATGCAGGCCGTTGGTGTGGAACTTGTGCGCGAAGCTGCCGGTGGTCACTGGCACCATTGGCTGCGGCACCGGCTGCGACCCGTGCATGACGTAGGCAGCAAAGGGCACGCCCGTGTCGCCGGCAGCGCCCTGGATGTCGAGCCAGTGCCAGCCCTCAGACAGGCTAGACACGTCCACCGCGAATTCCTGCATTGCTGACGAGGCCGCGGAAGGCTCTGCACGCGCCAGCTCGGCGCCGTCGATCAGCAGCCGATAGCTCTGCCCAGGCTGCACCGCCAGGCGCCCCGTGTTGATGCTGTAGCGACGCCACTTCACGCGGGCGCTGGCCCCGCTCAGGATCAGGTACGCGGTCGAGCGCGAGTAGGCCCCCTCGCCGTCAAACCACCGCTCGAACATCAGCATCGAGTTGACGTTGAGTTGACGGCTTTGCAGCGTTGCGTTCGGCGGCACAGGCATCGGGGCCGGGGCTGCGGGGGGAGGCACAGGCGCGGGCGATGGGACGGCAGGCGGCGGAACTGGGGCCGGCGGCGGCACAGTGGCTGGCGGAGGGTCGAACTCCTGGGCCAGCGCTCGGAGCAGCTCGGCGATGCGCTTGGTGTTCATCGGGGGTCCACCCAGCCGGTCGGTTTGTAAAGCCACACAGCGCCCGCCGTGTTGCCTTCGATTTTGATTGCGCAGTTCAGGTCGGGGCACCACTTGACGTTGCCGATGACGCCCGCGTGCGATTCGATGGTGCCGGTGCCTTGCGTGCTGCGCGGCGAGCCGGTCGGGCCTGGTGCGGCCATCGTCGGTTTCACCAAGCTCCAGCCCGGGTCGGGCGTCGGATTGCCAGCAGGCGGGTACAGCTCCCAAATCTGCGGGCGGTTGAAATGGATCGTGAAGCAGCCCTTGATCGGGTTCCAATGGATGCCGCTGTCCGTCAGCCCGGGGTTCTCCGTCGTCGTGATGGCGAGGAACTCGGCAAGGTCCGGCCCGGTAATGGTCGGGCTGCGCCAGTTGTTCCCGGTGCCCCAAGTGCGCTTCAGGTCGACGAAGCGGTAGCAGTTGCTGGCCGTGCCGCCGTTGCGCGACTTCAGGAAAATCTGCGGGCCGTCAGCGTAGGCGACCTGCCCTTGCCCCTCGCCGTCGCCATCCCAGCCGCCGACCAGATAGTGCAGGTCGTTGTCGCGGTTGTTGTCCACGAACTCGACTAGCAGCACGCTTGCGTTTGTGCCTGACGACGACGTGTAAAGCAGCGCGTCGTGGCCGTTGTATTCGAGGTACGCGGTGCCGAAGTTGATGCGACCGCTGAAGTCCACGCCGAAGAACGTAGGCCGCGCGCTCGGGTCTTTGGCCCACCAATCGCCCAGCTCCCAGGCGTTCGCGCCGTCGAGGTCAACGCCAGCAAAGGCGCCGCGCTTCTCGTTGGAGCCGGTTTCTCCGGCCACCATGCCCTGCCCGGCTTGCGATACGTCGAGCGTGTAGCAGGCAGCAACGCGCAGAGGCGACTGGTTGCCCGGAATGCCCGTGTCATACACCCGCCAAGGGCCGCCGTCACCGTGGGCCGCGCCGCCCAGGCTGACGAAGCGCTGCAGGATCGGCAAGAAGTTGTTGTTGCCGTACGTGTGGACGCTGATCGGGGTCGATTGGAAGTCAATCGAGCGGTAGCGGTCATTGCTGACGATGACGGGCAGCGGCCGGCTGTCGTGGAAGCCGAGCACCCAGTCGCGATCTGCAACGCGCCAGCCCGCTACGCCGTTCGCGGCCGAGTTGGCGTGCCCGCCGCCGATCTTCCACAGTTCATGCAGGACGGGATTCCAGCCGAAGCCGCCCCACGCGCCCATGATGCGGTGCCAGGCCGAGGGGTTGCCGCTGCCGAAGCCGTACTCTGCGCGGAGATCCAGAGGCGGCCAGATGTCCTCGAAGGTATTGCGGCCGGCGTTGATCTTCGTCCACGATTCGGCCGGGAACGTGGCGATCTCGTCGATCAGGGCGCCGTAGGTGTCGAGCAGAGCGCCGCCGGCGACTGTGCGCCCGAGGTCAGCGCCGCTGCCGAACACCCCCGGCGCCGCCATCGCCCCGCCCGCTACCGTCGCGGCCAGGGCAGCCCCCACGACAAAGCCCAGGCGCACCCGCCCGGCCCAGATGGGCTGGCCGGCTGCGACCGTATAGGTGCTGGCGACTGGCGACGGCATCGCGCCGGCCTCAGACGTCGCCGTCGGTGTAGCTGATGGCGCCCGTGATGTTGGTGCCCGTCGCCACCGTGCCGTTGAACTGCACGTTGCCGGTGATGGCCGAGGCCGTCACGTCGGTGTCGCGCAGGGCCGTGCCGCCGCTCGTCGACCAGCGGATGTAGCCCGGCGTGCCGTTCGCGTGCGAGCCGGCCGTCTGCGTGTAGCCGCCGGTGGTGAGCACGCCCGCCGTGACGCTGCCGGCGCTGCCGCCGTTGGCTGCCAGGATGTCGCTGCCGAAGGTGAGCGTGGCCAGGAGCGTGCCCGTGGCGGCGCTGCCCGGACCAGCCGGGCGGCTGCCGCTGTAGAGGCGCGCGACGGCGGCGCTGCCCAGCGCAGTGACGAAGGCCTGCAGCTTGGCGTTGCGCAGGGAGGCGAGGTCGGATGTGGCCATGGTGGGGCGTCCTTTCTGGGGATGAGTGCGCCGCTCAGCAGGTCACGAGCAGCAGGGTTCCGGTCTTCGGGTCCGGGCCGAGCATGTCGGCGACGGTGTTCGCGGTGTCGAGCGCGGCCAGCGCGCGGCGCAGGCGGGAGAGCGCGTCGTCGACGTTCTCGAAGCTGCGCGACGAGCCGCTCGGGGCGGCCTGCGACTTGATGCGGCGAGCGAAGTCGGCGCCGGCGAGGATGGCCACGGCCATGGCCTGGATGCGCACGATGGTCGAGGCGCTGTAGCCCGCGGTCGTCATCGCGGCCTCGCGCGTGGCCACGTCGTCGACGGCGGCCTGAAGAACGAAGCTCGGCACCGAGATGCCGAGCGTTTCGTCGAGGTAGGCCGTCGCCTGCAGCAGCGTGAGCATGGCGGGCGACGGCGGTGCGCGGGCTCAGCCGGCGGCGGCCTGGGCCTTCTTCTTGCCGGTCGCAGCGGGCGCCACGGCAGCGTCGCCAGAGCCGGCGGCGGCCTGGGCCTCCGTGACGGCTTCCGGGTTCACCACGGGCTCGCCAGCGGGCGCCATGACGGGCTCGCTGGTGAGCTCGGCCGGGGCCACCACGACGGGCCACGACGACACCGCCTCGGCATCGTCGGCGGCCGGCACACACTTGCCGACAGCCCAGGCCGGGATCGCGTCCAGGCCCGGGAAGTCGACCACGTGGCCCGGGACCGTGCCAGCCGGCCACGGCGCCTTCAGGTGGGTGACGGTGACCTTCACGATCAGCTCCGCGTGATCGCAGCGATGTGCGAACGGCTGTTGAAGTCGCTGCGGAACTGCGTCGCCGAGGCGGCCAGCGCCCACATGCCGTAGTCGTCGTACGGGTTCTGCCGCGACTTCGGCAGCACCGTCGGCGCCATCGCGCTGAGCACCGAGCCCCACTCGCCGCTGTCGATGTTGTTCACAGCGATCAGGCGGTTGGCGGGCACGCGACCGCACGGGATGACCTCGGCCACGTTGGCGATCGACAGCATGCGCTGCGCGATCGTGCCGGTGTAGGCGGCGGCGTAGTCCGTCAGGCCCGCATACGTCCAGTCGGCGTAGTTGCAGAAGACCGTGGCGCGGCCGAAGCTGTTGTCGCCCACCAGGGCCAGGATCAGGCCGGTGAAGGCCGTCATCCAGTTGGCGCCGGTCGTGCCGTTCAGGTTGAAAGCGCCGTAGGGCGTGGCTTCCGTGCGATCCGGGAAGGTCAGCAGGCCATGGATCGTGCGGCCGGCGACGTTGGTGGTCGGGCGGCCGTTGATCGCCATGTCCTCCAGGGCCTCGAGCACGACGCGCTGCGAGCCGGCCACCATGTCGGAAGCCGACAGGCCGCCGCCGCGCATCATCACGGCGTTCTGGCGGAAGCCCCAGGTCGCGGCGCTGGTGAACACCGGCACCGGGGTGCCGTCGAAGGTCACCGTCGCCTGGTCACCGAGGCCCGACATGCGGCCGTCCATGGAGACCTGCAGCCGGCCGCTGTCGCTGACCTTCGGGTAGAAGCTCATCAGCTCGCCGATGTCCACCGGCGTGGTGTTCGCGCGGGCCAAGCGGTTGTAGACCGCCAGGATGTCGCGCTGCAGCAGCGAGCCGCGCTCGTCGATGCGACGCCATGCATCGAGGCCGACGGGCGCCGCGTTGCCGATGAGGCCACCGGCATCGGCCGGGATCGCCGAAGCCAGTGCGGTCTGCGTCTGGTCGAAGTAGCGGCGGGCCGAGTTGCGGGCCTGGGCTTGTTCGTGATTGAGAATGAACATGATCTTGGATCTCCCGATCAGGGCCGGACGTAGGGCATGCAGATTTCGACTTCGAGCAGCGCGCCCGCGGCGAGCGTGCCCGCTTCACGCGCGAAGCCCACCACGACGTTCGTCGTGGCAGCGCCAGCGCCGCGGCCAGCAGCGCCGACGGTGATCTCCTGGCCGAACGTGTAGGTCGCTGCGGCCATGGCCACCATGTAGCGCTGGCCCGGCTCGAGCACCGCAGCAACGCCGGTCTCGCCGCTGACGTAGGCCGACAGCAGCGGGTTCGTGGTGTTGAAGTAGTCGGCCGACGGCGCGTAGAAGTCGCGGTTGATGAGCAGCCGCAGGTTCGGGCCGAAGGCCGTGGCCTGCGCAAGCGCGGCGGCCTGCTCCGTCACGAAGGTGCAGGGCAGCAGCGCGCCGGTGACCGTCTTGTAGGAGACGGTGACGATTTCCCGGTTGACGGGGCCGCGGTAGGCACGTTGGGTCATGGATCAGCCCTCCTTCTTGGCGTCGACGCCGGGGTTGTCGGGATAGTTGGCATACGGGTCCGCGCCCGCGTTGCCCTGGACGGAGCTGCCCGGCAGCACCGGCGCAGCCGTCGTGCCGTTGGCCTTCAGCTCCTTGCAGCGCTTCAGGCCCATGGCCTTGAAGTCGTCGGCGGTCAGGCCCTTGGAGTTGGCCGCCAGCTCGGTGGCCAGCGTCGCCAGCTCGGCGGCTTCGGCCTGCTGCGCGTTGGCCTGCAGGGTCTGCAGCTGCGCGTTCGCGGCGGCCAGTTGCGCCTTGATCGGCGCCTCGGCGGAGGTGCGGACGTGCGCGTTGTAAGCGTCGACGAGCGCCTGATCGGTCAGCCCTTCGGTCGAGATGCCCGCGGCTCGCAGGGCGTTGACGATCATGTCCTTCATTGGATCCCTCTGCAGGTTGTTGACGGGCTCGTATTCGCGCTTCTCGCGCACCTCTTGAGCAGTCCCAGAAAATGCTACGGACGACCCATCCGAAGCCACGGTGTAGTCCTGTCGGTACATGCGGCCGTCAGCGTCGGACCAGACGGCGTAGCGCGCGAAGACCTCGCGCACCCAGCCACCCTTCGGCAGGCCCTTGTAGAGGCCGTCGCGGATCTGGTCGAGGCTCAGTTCGCTGTTGCCCAGCAGCTTGCGCAGCAGGCCCTGCGTCCATGCGGCCATGCCCTCGTCGCGCCGGTCGAGCGCTTCGTTCACGGCCACGGCCTCGACCTGCTCGGCCTCGCCGGCGGCGTTCAGGAACATGCCGACGCCCTGCTCGGGCGTGCCGGCGCCGCTCTCGTTCAGCAGGAAGGCCGAGTGGTCGTAGGTGATCTCGGTGGCGATGCGCTGGTACTTCTTGCCCAGGCTCTCGCCGTTTGCGGTGATCGCCTTGCAGAACAGGCCGGTGCTGACGTGGATCGGCTCGGCGTTGGTGCCGTTCATCGCGGCGTCAAGCCGATCGACCAGCTTCGCGCCGTCCGGGTGCGCCTTGGCCTGGGCCTCGTTGACGACGACGTCGTACAGCGTCCGGCCGCCCTCGTGGCGCACGTTCGTGCACACGGCGCCCGCGTAGCTGGTCAGCAGGGCATTGCCGCTCAGCGCGCTGATGTAGCGGCCGGCGTCGTCCTTCGGGTGGCCGGCGGGTGCGGGCTTGCCTTCGAGGGACGGCGCGGCCGAGGCCAGCTGCTCGCCCGGGTACAGCATGCCGTTCATCACCAGGCCGTCGACACAGCCGACGACGTTGGCCACGGTGTACCGGCCGCCCGACTTGGACACGGCGCCGGCGTTTACCGCCGACAGGATGTGCACGCGCGATTGCTTCATGCCGGCGCATGCTAGGAACCGCGCGAAAAGAGGCCCCGGAGCCTTGCGACGCCGGGGCCGAGGTGCCCGCGAGGGCAGGAGACAACAACGATGAACCGGCCACCCCTAGCCGGCATGGGCGATGCTACGGATCAGCGCGCGGGCTGCTTCCTGCGCCACGCGGCCAGCTCGGTGCGGCTCGTCTCCTTCGCCCGGTCGGTCAGCATCGGGCGGCCGTCGTCGTCGAGCAGCACCTCGGTCACGCTGCAATGGCAGCGGTAGATGTTCCCGTCGCGGCTGTAGAAGTCGCGCACCTCTGCGCTGGTGTAGGTGCGCCCGTTGCGCGCCGCGTGGGTCGGCCGCGTCGTCGGGATCAGCGCCGACTTCCACAGCAGGCCGATGCCCATGCCCAGGTTCTCGACGGCCCAGTCGCGCTCATCCAGCCGCGCCATGCGCAGCGTGTCGGTGATGTCGGTCTGGGCGTAGCCCTCAGCCCGAGCCCGCGACACCCCCATGCGCTCGGCGATCTCCTTCGCCACCACGCGCGGGTTCTTCCCGTCGACGATGCCGCGGCCGATGATCTGCGACAGGGCCGACTTCTCGCCCGCCGACAGCCCGGTCCAGTGCTCGTAGCTCTTGATCTGCGCCATCGCCACGCGGTTCTGGAAGCCCTGGCTCATCAGCGCCGCGCCGATGTTGCGCGAGGCCGAGTAGGTGGCCGACAGCGCGGTCAGGTTCGCCACGGTCTGCGCCAGCCCAAGCTGAGCGGCCTCGGCGTCGATCTGCGCGTACCAATGGGTGCGGTAGCTGCCGCCGGCCGCGGCCTCGATCCAGCGGTCGAAGGCTTCGCGTAACGCTTGCGTTACGGCGGCCAGCTCCTCGGGCGTCAGCGCGTAGATCGTGCGCGGCGTGCCGCTGGTGTCGTTCTGGGCGACCTCACCGATCACCCGGATGCGCGCGAAGATGGCCAGCACCTCGGCCGTGAGCCCGGCCCAGCGCTGGCGGATGGCCTTGATCGCCCGGCGCTGCACTGGCCCGCTGCCGGTGCGGTCGGTCGTGTCGCCCGGGATGATGGGCGAGCGGGGGCGGATGCGGTTCACAGCCCGCCGTCGTGGCCGGGCCGGAAGGACTCTCGCCAGTCAGTTTCGGCCGCGTCCAGGTAGCGCATCGCGCTGCGGTGCGTCCACCAGAGCAGCGCGAGCATGCCCACGAAGTACAGCAGGGCAGCCGCCGACAGCAGGCACTGCATCACGCGCTCCGCGTGTCGGCCTCGCCCTCGCGCGCCAGAAACTCGCCCATCGCCTTGACCTGGGCCTCGCTGGCGATGAATGTCACGGTCACGAGGGTGATGTCGTCATAGTCGGCCGCCACGCTGGCCGAGCGAAGGCGCTCGATGCCGGTCGCGTGGGCGACGGCGCGCAGCATATGTCGGCCGTGCGAGGCCTCGGAGCGCTTCGGGGTTTCGGCGGGCGGCCGCGGCGGCGCCGGCCAGGGTGGGTTTCGCATCGGTGCTCTCCTGTTGTTCGCCGCGAGTCACGCGGCCTTGCGCAGCCACTGCACGAAGCGTCGAATCGGCCCCTCGGTCTCGTCGTCGTTCGCGGCCGTCGTGCGGCGCGGCTCAGGCGGCGGAGGGGCTGGCGTCGGCGCGGGATCGGCCGCAGGGTCCACGGCCGGATCGTTCGCCGGATCACCCTCGCCCGGCATGTCGACCAGCTCGGGCTCCTCTTCGTAGTCCAGCACCTTGCGCACTTCGTTCTCGCTGAACGGGGCATTCCGGCCGGCGGCGACCATGTCCTTGTTGATCGCCGCCAGCTTGCCGGCGATGTCGGCCTTCTCGCCGTCGCCCATCGCATCCAGCGGCTTCCACTCGACCTCGAAGTCGGACGCCTCGACGATGCCGCAGGCCTGCAGCCGGCGGATTACCGCGGTGACGGCGCCCGTCAGCAGGTTGCGCTGCCGCGACTTGCACCGCGCGTTGTCGGCGGCCTTGTCCTCGTCGCTGGCCAGGCGGCCGGTCTGCTGGCCGAACAGGATGGTGAACGGGATGCCGACGGCCGCCGCGAAGGTGTTCGCCGCGATCTCCCAGGCGCCGCGCGGGTCGTGCATCGTGGTCTGCAGCGTGTCCACCGTCACGCCCTGGCCCACGATGGCGCTGTCGACGTTGCTGTTCAGCCGGTCGACGCGGTCGTTGATCGTGGCGCGCACGTCGTCGGAGGTGACGGCCGCGCCGGGGGTGCTCGGCTGCACCAGCTTCGTCGGGTCGGCATCCTTGTCGAAGACAAACCGCAGCGTCCGCGCGCTGTTCTTCAGGTAGCTTTCGGCCGCGCCGCCGCTGACCTTCTCCAGGTCGACCAGGGCATTGAACCCGGGCTGCAGCAGCGGGATGCCGTCGAAGAAGTCGTCGCCGACGGCGCCCTCGGCCAGGATCAGGATGCGGCTCGGGTGCACGTCGACCCACTGCTCGGGCTTGCCCTGCGTGTCCTGGCGGTCGCTGGTGCGCATGCGGTACTGCCACATGAGCGGCTGGCCGAACGTCTCGCTGCTGCTGTCGCCGTCCCAGGCCGTCACCTTGATCTGGTGCTCGTACACCGGCACCAGGTCGACCAGCCGCGACGCGCGCATCAGCGGCTCGCGCAGCTGCTTCCCGTCGGCCACGCGCAGGATCAGGCCGGAGAAGCGGCCGACCATGTTGCGGCGGTCCCAGTCCTGCAGCTTCGGCCAGGCGGCGACCTTCTCCAGGATGCCCTGCAGCCGGGTCTCCCAGGTCGATTCGTCGTCGCTGGCCTTCAGCTTCACCCGCGGCCATTCCTGCCAGCAGCGGTCGAGCACGTGGTGCACGGCGCGGAAGGCCGGGCCGCCGCGCAGGTAGGCCTGCAGCAGCTTGTCAGGCGTCAGCGTCTCGGGATACCCGAACTGATCCCAGGCCCGCGGGCGCTTGGCGTCGAGCGAGCCGTACAGCAGCGATTCCCGGGACTGGGCCAGCGCGCGCAGGTCGTCGGCGTTGATGATGAGCTCGGGCATAGGGGGCCGATGCTAGGAACGGGAGCGCCTAGAACACCATCGACTTCGCCTCGGGCAGCAGCAGCGCGTTGTAAGCCCGCGCAGCCGCGTCGACCTGGTCGTCGTACTTGCCGTTGGGGAACAGGCGCAGCTCCTCTTTGAACGGGTCATTCCAGGCGCCCTTCAGCAGCAGCACGTTCCCGACGTTGACCTGGCTCGCCAGCGGCGTGGCCCGGACGACCTTGTCGCCGCTTTCCAGGCTGAAGTGCAGCGTGTGCCCGGCGAGCTTCTTCGCCAGCTCGGCGACCTGGCTCTTACCGGCCTGCCCGGGGTCTTGCGGCAGGCTCTGGCGCAGGCCCTTCCCGTCGCTGTCGGCCGTGGCCACCAGCAGCTGGTCGCGCGGCGCCGGCTCGAGCTGCTCGCGCACGACCCCGGCGATGATGATGCGGCCGTCGCGCAGCTCGCCCACCTTGACGCCGGCCGTGAAGTCGCCGTCGTTCGAGGCGCCCAGATCCCAGCCGCGGCACCAGCGCACGGCCTGGCCGCCCGGGATCGCGTCGACGACCGTCATCAGGTCGGGCTTGAACGTGCCGCCCTCCGGCGGGGCCGGCGCCTGGCGGTACTGGCCGGCGAAGACGTAGGGCGCCGCCTTCTCCATGCGCCGCAGGTCGTCGGCGTTGTGCTTCTCGGGCCACAGCGGCGTGCCGTCGTCATTCCAGGCCGACAGGCAGAGGTGTTCCCAGACCTCGCCGTTCCCGCCCGGCACTGGCGGGCCCCTGCCGTCCTTGCCGCGGTCGCCCAGCAGCCAGCCGGCGAGATCCTTCTCGTGCAGCCGCTGCATGATGACGATGATCGGAGTCTCGGGGCTGTTCTTCCGGCTCTCCAGCGTGGTCTGGAACCAGTCGATCACCCCCTGGCGGATCTTGTCCGAGCTGGCCTCGTCGGCCTTGTGCGGGTCGTCGACGATGATCGCGCCGCCGAACCCGGGCCGGTGCTTGCCGGCGCCAAAGCCGGTGATCGTGCCGCCGGCACCGGTGGCGTACATCACCCCGCCAGCCGTGGTCTGCCAGTGCGCCTTCGCGTCCGTGGCCAGCCGGGTGTCGAAGATGTTGCGGTACTCGTCGTGCTCGACCAGCGCGCGGGCGCCCTCGCTGTTGTTTCCGGCGAGCTGGCCGCTGTAGCTGGCGTGGATGAACTCGGCGTCTGGCACCTTGCCCAGCGTCCAGGCCACGAAGTTGACGACCGCCAGCTCGGTCTTCGAGTAGCGCGGCGGGACGTTGATCACCAGGCGCTTGCATTCGCCCCGGTACACGCGCATCAGCGCGTCGCAGATCAGCGCATGGTGCCGGGCTTCCTGCCAGCCGTAGCCCTTGCGCTGCCGGAACATCCAGCGCGCGAAGGTGTAGAGGTCGCCCTTAGCGCGGCGCCGCTCTCGCTCGAGCAGCAGCGCCAGCTTCTCACGATTTGATGCCATGCGCGGCCAGCGCGTCGGCCAGCTCCTGGTCGGTCAGGTCGCGGGTCTGCCGCGTCTCGATGGGTCCGCCGCCGCGGCCCGTGAGCTCGACCTTCGTCGGGTAGAAGCCGGCGGCCTTGCCGCGGTTCTCCTCGGCCTTGACCGCCGACGTGAACTCGCCAGCCTTCTCGGCGGCCACCGACAGGGAGTGCAGCCGCGCCAGGTGCGTGCCCAGCGTGAACACCGAGGCGTCGGCGGCCTTCGCCTGCAGGTACGCGACCCGGGATTTCATGTCCTCCCGCGCCGCCAGCATGCAGGCTTTCACGTGCACGCTGGCGGCCTTCCACTCGGCCGCGTGCGGGTACACCTCAATGTAGGCGTCGGTCTTGGTGCGGCCCGACGCCACCTCCTGCGCGAACAGCTCGTGCCGCGGCATGCGCAGCGGCTTCGCCCCGGGCTGCTGGCCGGGCTCTGCGGCCTGGGCCGGTGCGTCGTCGTCTTCAGTCATCGGTTCCCTCTCCGTCCCATGCCCGCACCTTCTTGCCCCGCGTCTTCGCCTTCGCCGACGGCTTCGGCGGCCTCTGCTTCGCCCGGCGGACCCGCTCGCGTTCCTGCCACTCGGCCGTCTCCTCCGGCCGCTGCCGGATCACGCGCAGCGTGCCGTCGGCGTAGCTGCGCTCGACACGGTACGGAGGCGGCGCGAACTGCTCGGCCGTGCCGAACCGGCCGCGCTTCAGCGACTGCACCGTGGCGGCCAGGCCGAAGATGCTGCTCACGGCCACGGTCTGCACCGGCGGCGCGTCGGCAGCCGACACGATGCGGTGCACCGGCGCCGGCTCGGCCAGGTCGTCGCGGTCGAGCTCGCGCAGCGGCGCGCGGATCGGCAACTGCAGCAGGCAGGCAAGCGCCTGCACGGCCACCCGCCAGGGCCTGTCCGGCTTCGGCAGGGGTGAAGCGGGCGGCGCCGTCGGGATCGGCAGGTCGGTGAACAGCAGCATCTGGTCGGCTGGGTGGGTCATCCGGTGGGGGTTGATCGGGTCTTTGTGTCCCAGAGCAGCTTCATCGTCACGCGCAGCCGGTCGGCGCTTTCCTTGCCGCGGCGCTTCTCGACCTGCTCAAGCCACGCGCGGCGCTCGTTCAGCGTCGGCAGCTTGGCGATGGCGCGGGCCTCGCACTCGTGGCGCCAGTGCTCCGAGGTGCTGTCGACCTCGCGGCCGTCGAGTAGGCGGACGAGGGGCATCAGTAGTCCCCGTCGGCCAGCACGAGCGCGCCGGGCGCATGAGTCGGCAGCGGCTTCAGCTTGTCGGCCGTGACCGAGGGAGAAAGACCGCGGTGCCGCAGCTCAGCGTTCAGGAAGTCGACAGCCTGATCGACAGTCTCAGCCACCACGACGGCGGCCGTGCCGACCGGGTAGTGGCCCTCGAATCCCGTGCACGTCCAGACCTTCACGGCTCCACCCTCCTTACCCGCCAAGTCACCCCGGCCACCGTGAACGTCTCGCCCACGCGCGCCAGGAACGGCGCCGACTGCGGGCCGCGGTAGCTGAGGCGCATCTCGGCCCAGTTGCCGGAGCCGACGGGGACGCAGACGAGGGTCACGCGGCGGCCCTCATCCCCGACGCCACAAGCGCCACCCCGAGCGCAGCCCACGCGTGCGACGCCACGCCATACGTCCCGCCCGGCGCCTTCTTCGTCCCCGGCGGCCCGAGCTGGTCGATCAGCGCTTGTCGCACGTTCGGGTCTTTCGCCCGGGTCGTGCCGCAGAGGCGCAGCTTGACCTCGGAGCGCTTGACCATCCGCACCTCGTCGGGCTTGTGCCACGCCTGCACGAAGCGGCCGGTCCAGAGGATCGTCTGCACGCTGTCGTCGCCGATCGGCATGCCGCGGGCCTCAAAGCGCTCGACCGCCAGCGTCATCGGCTGCAGCAGCCCGGCCGCGACGTAGCCGCCGGTCGTGCGGATGCGCTCGATGATGTGCTCGTTCGGGCTGACGCCGGACTCGTGCACATAGGCGCCTTCCAGGACGGCCCAGCCGCTCTGCGTCGTGCCGGGGTCAATGGCGAGGATCTTCATCGGGGCATCTCCTTCGGGGTGGAAAACGTCTCGGCGAAGCGCACGCGGCGCTCGCAGGCGGCCAGAACGTCGAGCTGGGCGGCCGTCATCGGGTAGCCCGAGGCCTCAAGCCGGCGCAGGCGCTGGGCTTGCTGCCGGGCCTGCGACACGTCGATGCCGCCCGTGTCCAGGGCCTCGCGGCGCATGTCGGCCAGGGCTTCGGCGTCGCTCATTCGACCCCCAGCGCGTACGGCTCGGCCGGGCCGGCTTCGTTGACGAACCGCAGCGAGGGCTCGTCGAACCACAGGCGGATGCGGCCTTCCCACTGGCCGTTGCGCTGCTTCTCGACCGTCACCATCGCGTCGGGCTCGCCGGACTTCGCGTTGTTGCCTTGGCTCAGCTCCTGCTGCTTCGGCTTGTTGGCCCACACGGTGACGACGTTGTGGCACTGGTCCGAGATCGCGGCCGACCCGCGCAGCTCGTACTTCGTCGGCGGCTTCGACTCGTCGCCGCTCTGCGGCTTGCGGCAGTGCGTCACGAGGTGGATGTGCAGCCCGAACTCCTGCGCGCTGCGCACCAGGTCGGTGACGAACTGCTTCTGCTCGTCGAGGTGTTCCTCGCTCGCGCAGACCATCATCATGCTGTCGACGATGACCTGGGTGCCCTTCAGCTCCTCGGCGAAGTAGCGCAGCACGGCCAGCAGCTGCGCCGGCTTGATGCGGCCCATGTGGTCGAACATCCAGAGCCGGCCGTCGGTCCAGGCGTTGAACCGCTCGAGCGTCAGCAGCGCCGGCTTCTCGACCGCGAAGCACTGCCGGGCCATGCGCGCCAGCGTGTCGGCCGGGCTCATCTCGAAGCTGCAGATCAGCACGCGCTCGCGCTGGAAGCACAGGTCGAGCGCGACCTGCCCGGTGAACATCGACTTGCGGTGGCCGTTGTAGCCCGCCCACGCCGTGACCTCGCCGGGCCGGAACTCCAGGCGCTGGCCCAGCTTCGTGGAGATCATCTTCGGCTGCCGCGCGCCGGGTTCTTTCGGCAGGAACTTGGCCGCCAGCAGGTCCGCGAAGCTGCTCGCCGGCCGGACCTTCACGCGGGCCTCGGTGTCCCGCATGTAGGCGTTGAAGTCGAAGTCGTCGGGGATCAGGTCAGCCATGCTCGGGCTCCAGTGCCGCCACGCGGCGGGTCAGCTCGTTGATGTCGCCGCCGGCGTACAGCGGCAGGGTGTCGCGCAGCAGCGGCCGGTCGGTGGCGTAGCCCAGCACCACCAGGGCGCCGGCACGTTCGGTCGCTGTGCACCAGGCGGACACGTCGGCGCCGCTGTGCGCAGGCCCGACGACGACGACGCGCAGGCCCACCAGCAGCCGCAGGTCGGTGGACTCCGGGCGGTCCTGCGGGCCGGGCATCAGCCACGCCTCGTCGGCACGCTGGCCCGGCCGCTCGTGCAGCGACAGCACCACGCTCGACGGCGTGCGGCGGCGCATCCGCAGGGCGATCAGCTCGGCAGCGCCCCTCATTCGGCCCCCGCGAAGATGTCGCCGCCAGA